AAGATACATCATAAATAGCATCTAAACTTAAAGTTTGATTTAGTGTGTAAAAACCCTCATTATCTATATTAGCAGAAAAGTTATTAGGATTTGATGTAGAATCAGTTCCTCCTAAATCAAAATTACCACTAACACTATCAAAGTTTCCAACAGTATCATCAAAATTAGTTATTGTATCAAGTATTATAGAATTAGTTCCAGAACTATCCGATAAAGCAACATCTTCATCAATCGTTCCTAGAGTTAAATCTTCTGTTAAAGTTGATATATTATTAAAGGCTTGGAGAGATGATATGTTTGAAAAAATAATTGTTTCGTTGTTTGATTCATTTCCTAGTTTATCTACCGCTTTTATTAAGAAAGCACCTGTTCTTGCGTTTGTTGTTATTGTTGTTCCAGATGTTCTTGGTACTTGTAACCAGTTTACTGATTTATTCCATTGACTTCCACTTTGAACATTTTGATAGCGTATCTCATAATAAGAAATATCAAGATCACCAACTGGGTCCCAGTTTAACTGCATTTGATTTGAGCCTTGCATATTAACAGAAAAGTTTTTTACATCTTCTGGTGGCTCGGTAGCACCAACAATTTTTCTATTAGCACTTGTATATGTAGAACTTACTCCTAAAGCATTAATTGATTTAACTCTTACATTATAAGTTTTATCATCAATAACATTAAGCATTTCATAATTAGTTTGATTACCTTTTCCAATAATCTTAAAAGTTGATTCTGTACTTAATTTTGCTTCTACTTGATAATATTGCACAAACTTATCTGGACTTGCACCTACAACAATATTTAATCTTGTTATTGCTGTTCCTTCATTATAAATAATTAATTCATCTGATAATGTTACACTTGCTGGTGCAGAAACAGAAAAAGGATTTGGTAATGTTGTATCTGGTATTGTTGGTACAGCTTGTTGAGTTCCAAATGTATAATAACTATCTTGATGTTCAGTAAGGGTTAAAGAAACTGTCATATCAGTATGTATTGTCATATTTTGAACTCTAAAAGGTTTAGCAGAAAAACTTGGAGTAGCGTGAGTAATGTTAACAATATCTCCTATTGATAAATCCATTGCTGTACCATCAGCTTTTAAAGTAACATCTAAACTTGATCTTGATCTACGCAAAATTATTTCTGCCATTTCTCTTGCTTGATAAACATTAGTTATTGTTGGAAAATCAAATCTACCTTCTAATAAAATACCACCATCTGCTGTTTTCATATTTGCGTGTTGATCTGCACTAGCTTCGTTTGAATCATCAACAGGTGGATATTGAACTTCATCTGATTGATAATTTTTATCTGGATTTATAAAAGCAACTAAAACTCTATTGTAGCGTGAGTTTTTACTTTTACTTGAAACATTTATACCACCAATGATATTATCTTCTGTTAAAGTTATTGAAGCACTTCCAGATGTTTCAACTAATACTCTATACAAACCAGAAGTATAATTTAATAAACCTCTACAACCTGTTAAAAAATGTTTTACATTTTGTATTGCTTTTTTAGATGTATCAACAACTGCATGACTATCCATCAAATCAATTTGATCTGCACCAGAAAAAGGAGTTATATTTGCATCACACACATCTCCAGCAGTTTGCCAATCAGCAAAATTAGTATCAAAATATGAGTTAGCTATACCCATACCAAATCTTGCATTGCGTAAATAATCTAATAATTGATAAACAGGATTATCAGAATAAGCCCATGTTGAGGTAGTGTCTGCTCTATGAGAACCAGAACCACCAGTAATAGAGCCATCTAAGTTTGGATTATATATTTTCTTTCCTTTTACTAATGCGTGTACTTGCGGAATACTACCATAAGCATCTGTGTTCCATTTAAACTTTAAACTAATATAAGCTAATCCTCTTAATCTGTGATTGCTCGTCCATGATGATAATGAACTTATTAAAGCACAAGCTGTTTGATCGTCTGCTCCATAATGAGGTCTAACTGTTATTAAACTTTCTGCGGAAGAATCTGAATCGTTTGGGTCTGCTTTAAAAAAATTTGCGTCATTACTTGCTACTGTTCGTTCTGTATTATCTGCTAAATCTCCAGACCATGTAACAATATTATCATTGACAAAAATAGATGTTATATCTTCTATTTCTCCTTCTCCTAAAACTAAAACCATATACAAATATTCGTTATCTGTTCCAGAAGTTTCTAAAAAAACTACATTACCACCAACTTTTCTTGTTCCATAAATTATTGGTATGCCACTATTAGAAGATTTTTTATTTAATAAAACACCTTTGGCTGTATTATCTAATTCACCAAAATCTGGTATGTCTGGTATTGGTATAATCCAAGAAATTAGATCTTCTACAATATCAACTACTACATCAATAATAGAATCAACTATGTCAGTAATTGTATCTATAGGATTCCAACCACACATTTATTTTAATCTCCAATTTGAACCCATATTTTCAAAACCTAATTTTTCAAATAATTTATTTGCTTCTAATTTTGAAGTAATAGAAAGTAATATAGGATTGTTATCTGACACTTGTTTTACACTTTCTAATAATTGATTCATTAATTTAAAATTTCTAAATTCTGGTATGACATAAATTAAATGTATTATCATTGTTTCTTGAACACTCCACCAATAAGTTGATTTGGTAAACATACAAATACCTATTAATTTATTAGTATCTAAATTTTTAATACAAACAACTTTACCTCTTTTTAAAATTACGTTTAAAAAATTTCTTACTTTATCTTCATCAATGTCTGGATAATTAAGATCAATTAAATCATCTTTAAATTTTTGTAATAAATCTAATATTTCGTCTTTATCTTTTTTTTCTGCTTGATAAAAATTACAACTAGCCATTATGGTTTCCCCCATTTTAAATCTAAAACATTTAGAGCCGCAAACTCCATACCTTTATCACCACTAAAAAATCTTTGCTGTGAATTATCTGATGTTGTTCTCCCAGATTCTTTATCAAAAGTTGCCCAATGTGAAGTAACAGTTAAAGTTACATTTGCTGTATCTGTAGTATCTACAATTCTATACTGATCTATTGTTCCATAAAATAATAAAAAAGGGTCTGATATTAAAGCATTAGAACTATCTAATAATCCTCTATAAATTTTTACTTCTTTTCCAATTATATTTTCATTTAATATAACTGCTGTATATGTTTGATCTACTCCAGAAAGTTGAACAGCTAAAGAGTTTTTTGTAGGTGCATTAGTTTCACTTACACCTGTAATAGATCGTAAATGTCCACTAGCAGTATAAGTAATTGAACTACCACTAACACTAGATGTTAAAGGAAAAGATGAATTAGTTAAATAAACAGGTGTTGCAAAACCTAAATGAACTAAAAAAACAGGGCTTATATTACCTGTTGCTAATTCATTTTTAATAGCAGTAGCTAATCCTCTTGCCATTAGATACTCTCAATAACATCAAATTCATATTTGAATAATGGTTTGCCTTCATTATTACTTTGATTAGCTTGAAACTCTTGAACATCACTATTTAAATAAACTGTAAAAGGTACATCATCATAAGTTACTGTTTCATCATTTGCTAAAGCTGTTGTTAAAGGCGGTTCTATTGTAACTGTAGCCGCATTACTAGATGAAGTAACATCAGCAATAATCATATAGACTTTAGAATGACCAGAAAATTTTATAAAATCTCCAGCTTTTAATCTTCCAGCCCCATCAGCGTGAAATCCATCTATATTAATAGTTGTATCTCCAACAGCATGAACTCCATTAACGTTAATAGTAGTATTTTCATTTCCCTGTGCGTTTAAATAGCTGGGGAAGGTTATAGTGAAGTTTTCTTTTTGTGAGCGTTGTTTAATAATAAATGCTTGTATTGGTGCAAATGTAGATCGTGGCATCAATGGATAAGAAACTGTAAAACTCCATCTCTGACCTTGTATTTGTCTACGAAATGTTTTTCCACTATCGGTTTCACTCATTAAAGTTTTTTGATTACTTTTAATATTTAAAGTATCAAATGAAGTATCTGGTAATGCCCCACTCATATAATTGCCGCCCTTCCTTTTTCATTAACAGCACTATTAATTAAATTAACTATGACCCCTCTGCTATTAACTAACAATTCATTGAACCCTCTAGCATCAACAGTATTAATATTAAAGTTTACATTTACAGGTTGACTATTACCCACTTTATTATTTGGAACTATTTTTCCAGAACCACTAGGTACAAACATCTCTGGGCCTGTTTCTCCAACCATATAAGCTTGATTTTTATTTACTGAACCACCGCCTTGTCTAAAGCTTGTTGATCTAATTTGAGCAACCATAGCCATACCTTTTGCAACAGTAGCCGCCGCCGCTATTGCACCAAAAGGAAAACCACCAAAGTTTCTAAAAGCCGCAACAGCCGCAGTATGAGTATCAACTATTGCTTCTGCTATTCTTACAGCTTTAAATGCTTGAAAAGCTGTTCTATTCATTCCAGCTAAAATTTCTAAAGCATCTCTTGATTCAGATATTGTATGGTCTTTTGCTTGTTTTTGTATTTTTGCTTTTTGATCTTCTAATGCTTTTTCTCCAGCTATTCTTGATTCAGCATATTCTTTGTGCATATCAAGTTGTTTTTGAAAATGTGCTTTGTCTGACGCTATTCTGGTATTTGCATGAATCTCATTTTGCATTGCAGTTCTTTTAAGAGTTTCTTCTTCTTCTTCTGCAATACTTTTTAGCATTCTTCTTCTTTGCATTCCATATTCTGCATAGACTTGCATAGTTTTTATAAGTTCTTCTTCTTCTTTTTTTAAACCTTCTAAAATTTTATCAAGATCAAATAATCCAGCTTGTTCAGCAGTTAATCTTTGTTTTACCCTCATGTGTTCATTATTATTTTCTAATAATAAATTACTTTCTTTCATGATTTCATTTTGAACTTTCATGTGAGAAGTTAATTTTGTACTTTCTATGGAATCTTTTTTCTTTGCTTCTGCCGCATCTTTTTCTAGTTTAGCCATTAAACCAAAATCACCATTTAATAGTGAAATAGCAGTTCCAATAACTGCCATTCTAGTATTTGTTGTTAAAAGCCTTCTGTTAAAACTTATTAATGCAACATCAGCAATACCTATTGCAGTTGCCATTCCATGAAAAAATGCGGCTACTTTTAATGCAATTATTGTAGCTAATATTCCTTTTAATGTTTCAAAATTATCTGATAAAAACTTAACAGCATCAGCAGTTGTTTTTGTTGCTTGAGCTAAACCTTTACCAATTTTAGTTGCAATTTCATCTATTGTTTCTCCATTTTCTTCTAAAAAAACATCAAGATCACCAAATTGTTTTTTAAGTTCTGGAAAGAAACCAGCTTCAAGAATTGTTTTTTTAAAATTAAAAAATTTATCACCAATCATTGAAAGAGTACCTTCCAATGTTTTAGCTAATTCATCTGTTGCTCCTCCAAATTTTCCACCTTTACCAAAAACTCTTTCAAATGCTTCTGCTGTTTCTTCTGCTGTAACAGTAGCACCAGCTTTAAATCCTAATAAATCTCTAACACCTTTTTCTCTAAATAAATCTGCACTAGCTATACCAGCAGATAATGATCTTTGTATTTGTTCAGAAGCAGTTCTAAAATCTAGTCCTGTAACAGCCGCTACATTACCTGTTATTTCTAAAATATCTGATAATTCATC